GTGTGGATCATGGCAGCTGGGACCTGGGGTGACCTGCTGAAGACGAAGGCAAGCACCGCAGGCTCATACCTGTACGACGGCATGAGCGGCACGATGATCCAGGACGGATCGGTCGGGCAGCTGCTGGGACGCCCTGTGTACATCTCCGAGTTTGCGCCTGTGTTCTCTGGATCTGTGGAACGTGTGATGGTGTTCTTTGGCGATCTTCGTCGCGGCTATCGCATCGTTGACCGTCAGCAGGCTGCGTTCCGTGTCAATCCGTACATCCGCTCCCTGAACGGGGAAGTTCGATTCGAAAGCGTGTTCCGTTCAGACGCTCACATTCTGGACACCAAGGCTGGCGGCGTGATCATCGCCGGATCGGTCTGATCTGACTCCATGTGACCCCGGGCTGTGGGGGGGGACACCCCCCCCAGCCTTTTCAAAATGCCAGCACTCAACACCAGCGACATCAAGAGCCACCTGCGGATTTACCACACGCAGGACGATTCCTACATCGGCACGATCCTGCTGCCGGCGGTCCGCGAGACCGTCGAGCGCTGCACCGGTCTGGCCATGCAGGCCATCGAGCGCTCCTACAAGGTGTCCGAGGAGGGCGACACCTGGGTTGTGCTGCCGATCCAGCCGGTCAACACCAGCGGCGCCATCACTGCCGTTTACGTCGACGACGACGCCGTTACGCAGACCGCTACGCCGGAACTGCACTGGGACGGCGAACGCGTGGCGGTGCTGGTCGATGAAGCTTGGAACCGCCCGGTGACCCTGAACTGGGTTACCCTCGTTGGGGACCACTACATCAACATGCTGGCGCTGCAGCTGTGCGGGCGCCTCTACGCCGACCGCGGCGACAGCACTAACGCCATCGAGGGCAAGGCCGAGCAGATGCTGATGGCAATGCTCGGGGAGCATGGGGTGCACTGATGGTCCCGCGTGGCATGTTCCGGCACGAAATGGCGGTGCAGAACTACACCGTTGCCAGTGTTGACGCTTACGGGCAGGATGTGAAGACGTGGAACACGGCCGCGACGGTGCTCGGCTACATCGAGTCGGCCGACGGCCGAAGCATCGACTCGGTGGACATCAACCGCGGACAAACTGCGTGGAGGCTCATCCTTCCTTGGATTGACTCGGTGACCGTCAAGAGCCGGATTCTGCTGCGCGAAACGGGCAAGTCTGACCGAGTTCTTCAGGTCACCGGCGTACTAGATCCGACCCTTCGGCGCATGGAACTGCACTGCGAAGCGCTCGAGGTGACGGCATGAGCTTCCGCCGCGGCGCCGAGTTCAACACCCCGGAGCACCTGCGGGCGTACGAGCGTTTCATGCGACGCCAGGTCAACGCTTCGGAAAACCTGGGCATTATGCGGGCCGGGGCAAGTGTCCGCGCCCAGCGGGCGTTCCTGGCAGCCGAACAGGTGTTCTTGACACTGCCCGACCGAGTCAGCCGGAACCTGTACAAGCAGCTGCTGCGGCGCAGCCTCAAGCGATTGGCGACAACGTACAAGCAGAACTGGCTGACGCACGGAGCCACCCACCGCAGCTACGGCGGACAGGAAAGCCTGCGCAAGGCGTCCAGCAAGGTGATCCAGTCGATGGGTGACACCCGCGGGCTCAAGACCACCAGCCGCACCGGCTTCCGGTACAAGCGGCGCCCCAGGTCGTACATCGCGCCAATCGTCGACAGCGGCCGTGCCCAGTGGCACGTGAAGCGGGCCACGTACCAGCAGTTCCCGCCAGAGGTCCTAAAGGAGGACCTGGCGATCGTCATCGAGACGCAGCTGACCGAACTGGCCCGCAAGGCGCGGATGAAGGTGTCGAAGAAATGAGCATCGAAACGGCCATCCGCGACCGGCTCACCAGCGACGTTGGCGTTTCCGCGCTCGTCGGCACGCGAATTAGCCCCGAATGGCGCCGGGAGGGTACGGCGCTGCCGGCCATTGTCTACAGCATCGATAGCCGGACTCCCGTGCGCACGCTGGCGCAAACGACCAGCCTGGCAGAGTTCGCCGTGTCGGTGGATTGCATCGCCGTCAGTTTGTCGGCGGCCCGGAGTCTGGCGGCTGCTGTGTCGGGAGTGCTCAACGACAACACGGGATTCACGACCGTAGACGGCACGCGCATTCAATGGAACGCCACCGACGGCGAAGACGTCGAGCGCATGGACGATCAGGAAGGCACGGACGACGGCCCACGGGTGGTCCGTCAGACGTACCGCATTTGGGCAACAGGAGGCTAAGACATGGCATTTATCGCAAACGGCACGACATTGTCAATCGGAATTGGTGGCGCAGCCGCAGTCGTTGTAGACGCGAGTGACATCAACATCACGGCATCAAGCGCTACCGTCGACGCTACCGTGCTCAACTCGTTGTTTACTTTGGCTATTCAGGGGCGGCCGAACGTGACTGGATCAGCAACGATCCACACGGACAACGCCACGGCGGGAACCTTGGCAGCAAAGTTCGGCGGGGCTACGCCCGACACGTCAGCGGTGACCATTACGATCAACGCCAGCGGTGGAGCATCTGGCGGGATTGACTACACCGGAAGCGCTGTGATTACAGGATTCAACGCCACATATGCCAATGACGCAGTGCACCAAGCAACGCTGAGCTGGCAGTATGTCGGGCAGATCACTGTGAGCCGATCAGCATGACCTGGCGCACCCTGAACAGCGAGGCAGTGGCTGGTTACCCGGCCGTGCTCGAGGTCCGGCCCATCACGGTCGGCGAGTGGCGCAAGGTCGAGCAGCTGGACGAGGACGCCAAACAGGCGTTCGTGCTCGAGTCCTGCACCCGAGTGGACGGCGTGCCGGGCTCAACAGCGCTGGACGTGCATGTGGCCATGGCACTCGTCCAGGGGGTGATGGCAAACCCTTGGAGTGGACCGCAGCCGACCGCATAGAGCGGCTGCTGGCGGTCCTGGCGTACGGGCTGACTCGTCAGCCGCAGACGGTGGTGGAGCCTTGGCGCAAGCCAGGGCAGACTGACTGGATGGCAACCCTCGGGAAGGTGGCAACGTGGCGAAGCTAGGACTCTCAATCGGGATCGACGCCGACGTGACCGGCCTGCGCAAGATGGGGCAGCAGGCCACGGCGCAGCTCGAGGGCATCCGCGGGCAGTTCAACCGCATGCAGAACCTTGTCGGCGCTGCCATGGCCAGCCCGCTGTTTCAGGCCATCGGCTCGTTCTACCAGGCCAACATCGAGGCGCGGAAGACGCTCGATGAAATGACCAAGCCATTCTCCACGCGGATGATCAAGGCCGAGATTGACGCCATGCACGCCAAGATGGCTGCTGGTCAGAGGATGGTCGGATTGGGTATGGACGAGCCGGGTGCCGCACGGATCGAGCGTGGGGCACAGCGGGAAATCGCTACCGCGCTGCGGGCTACGTCACCGTCCGGACGGCAAGCGAGGAACATTGAGTCTTTTTTCACCGATCCGGGCGCGTACATAGCAAACGCCACCTACGGCTTCGGTGGACATATGGACAAGGTGCTGCAGGACATGGGAATCGGCTTCCGCATGCTCGGCGGCGGGGAAGGTGCTACCTCTCTGGAAAAGCTGCAAATGCAGGAATCGGCCATACGGGCCGAAACTGGTTTTGCAATGGCAAGCGGTGACACCGGGCGGCTCGAGTCGCTGAACCTGCAGCTGCTGCGCGTGCTCGAGCAAATCAAGCAGAACACAGATAGGAGCCGCTGATGGCGTGGCAGGTATTCAGGCAGCACAACCAGCAGTCACTGACCATCGGCATGGAGCCGACCGAGGCCGTGCACACCACCCGGTTTCTCGTGGCGCAGGACGACCCGGCCTACGTCGGGACCAGCGAAGACAGCTGGAACGTCTACAACTCGATTAAGGCACAAACTGCACCGTTCGACCAAATCGAGGCGCTCGGGACCCGTCTGGCACTTGGCACCATCGACGGCGGGCTGGCACAGTTCATCGTGCAGGACATCAGGGTGGAAACCCACCCCGACCGCGCCAACACCTACATGGTGACATCGACCGCCAAGGGGCCGGTGGTCGGCGTGGCGCCGTTTCGGGGCGTCAAGACGAGCCTGCAAAGTGCCGAGCGCAAGGCGTCGCAATACATCCGACCGGCTGCGGCGTCGTTTCCAACGAACGGGACCATCACATGGCCTCCAACAACGCTGATTAGCAGCGGCACCGTGACGAACATCATGGGCACGCCGTTTATCCGGTCTGTGCGGCAGGAGCTGTTTCGCGTCGAGTTCTTGGTGAATGACACCAACTCGGCGCTGGGATACACCAACGTGCCTGCAAACATCACCGAGGACCTGCTGAAACGAAACTCGGCAGCGTTCGCCGGTTACGCCGCTGGCACCGTCCTGTTCCAGTCGTACGAGCGGCGCTACGTGAGTGACTCCGTCAGCATGGACGTGTACACGTTTCTGTATGACGAGTGGTTCCACCTAGAACAAACGCCGCTGCGCAACCCGGTAGATGGTTCTCTCTGGCCGGACGCCTCGATTAGCGTCGGCGGTTCCACAATGAAGGCCACCTCAAAGGTAGTGTGGTACCAGGCATACCCCGACACGGCAGCCTTCCACACGGCTGGCGTCATCCTGCCCACCGAAGTGCTCGACATTCTGTCCAACCCCAAGCCAGCCTGGCCATGACCGGATTCCTACAACCGTCGGTCTACGCTCCGGTCGGGCAGTCGGCCGACTCCTACAACCTCATGGTGGAGGCGGCGCAGTTCGTCACGGCCAACCGTGGCCAACTCGAGAACCTGCTGCTGCAACGTGGTGCCGTCGTGTCGTGGCACCCAATGACAGTGACCGGCAGCACGCTGTTGACATCCAACCGGTGGACGTACACCCTGAGCAAAGCCCAGCCTCAGGCTACGCCTACCAACATCACGACCATTACCGAAACCGATGCCATCGGCGTGACGGCCTACAACCTGGCGGAGTACGGCAACACCGCAGGCACGGCGGCCGGTGGCGTGAATGCAACGCGGGCAAACGCAGCCGGTTTCACGCTGCAGCCGGTGCCCAACGGCGCGTTCGTTATGGCTGCCATGGTCTATACGGCCGCTGGGGTGACGGTGGCGCTCTTTGAGCGCATGAACCAGTACGACGGTGAGTGCGTGTCGGCCCTGACGGTTTCGGTTGACGGGGGGACCTACTGATGTCCGACCAAATCCGGCTCAAGCGCTCGAGCACGGCGGGATCGGCGCCAAGCACCGCGCAGCTGCTGCAGGGCGAACTTGCCGTCAACACGGCCGACGGGATCATCTACGCTGAGGATTCGTCTGCCAGCAGCGTGTTTCGGTGGGTGCGAACGCCGACGTTTGACACGGCTGGCTATGTGCTGGAATCGACCAGTGCCACGGCCACGACATGGGCGAACAAGAGTTTCCACTGTCCGCGGATTCCGGCCGACGGCATCGATGCATCGACCGGCTCGAACGCACGGATCTACTCGATGCCGCTAAACGCTAACGCATGCGCGGCAGGGGGCACGCCGACGGCAAATCGAGCGTTTTACAACCTGTTCTACATTCCGCACACGGTTGGCATCAAGACCATCGCAAGCCAGACGTACGGGACTACTGGCGGCAACGTGAAGTTCGCCGTCTACAAGCCCGACGGAACCGACGGAAGACCTAGCACCCGTCTGTACGCCAGCGCGGCAATCGCTACGGGCGGCGGCTACGGCTACAACGCAGCCACCGGAACGCCGCTGGTGACACTCGCTCCCGGCCTGTATTGGGTGGCCGTGATCTACTCCACGGCGACTGGATCGTTCGGACGCATCAGCGCCAGAGCGTCTAACCCGATGGGCATATTCGACACCGCAGCGAATGACTGCATTTTCGGGCTCTACGCTGACATCGGATCACATGACCTGGCTGACCCGGCGCCGACCACATTCCGCTACAACGACGGCAGCACTAACCAGCACGTCGCCCTCATTTCAGCCTACTGACCATGCCTAAGACCTACCTGCACCACCCTGACGGCACCGTAACGGTCGAGGACACGAGGACGCCGCCGACGGTCTACCTCGAGCAGCTCGAGCGTTTGCGGGCGGCCTGCACGGCGTCCATCCTGGCTGTCGCGCCCGAGCACACCCAGCGCAACGCGGCGCTGGGCATCGTGCCGGCCGGCCCGGTGGTGGCCGACATCGCCAGCCGGCGGGACGAATACCACCAATTGGCTGCCAGTCTGCAGGCGGCATTTGATGGCGTGGGGACCGACGCAGAGCGATGCGATGCCATGGAGGCCATCCAATGGCTAGACCCCTGACATGGCTACCCGCCATCGTCGTCGTCGCGGCGACATCCTGCGCTGGTCCGAGCGAGCGGATTGCCGCCAACACGACCGCCGTGCGTCAACTCGCGCACAGCAGCGGCCGACGCTTCGAGCGCATCGCCAGCGAGGCTGACGCCCAAGCGCCCAGCCTGCCGACGATCAAAGGGGAGGCCGTGGCCGGCCAGGGCGAGCAGGCGCGTATCCTTGACGCCGTGGACCTGATCTACATGGCGCTGACAGGCGTGGAGGACCAGGTGCCCTGGTGGGTGGCCCCCCTCGTCTGGGTTTGCATCGCCCTGGCCGTGCTCGGCATCGGCTTCATCGTGTGGCACACCGGCGTCGGGCGGCTGGTCAAGGGCTGGCTGGGCATCGTGACGCCGACGGAGCGCCGAGCGGCCGAACTGACGGCCAGCCTGATCGACTTGACGCCCGAGCAAGCCGTGGCCGCGGTGGCCGAGCTGCGCCGGGCTGATCCGACGTTTGACGCGGCATTCCGGCGGGCCGCGCCGATTCGCACCCCGAGCCGGAAGAGGAAATGACCATGGAAAGTTTCATCGGTAGTTTGTGGTTCGCCCTGCTCCTGGGCGTCTGTGGCTTTGTGGCAGGCAACCTGTTCCCGCTGTCGAAGTTCAAGAAGTGACGCTGCTGCGCACCTGCTGTTGTGAGGGCTGCTTTGCCAACGATGACTGCCCAGTCCCGTACACCGGGCTGGGCGATTTCACATACACGGCGGACGTAGATACCGGCGCGATTGCCGGGAACTTTCGCACGGCAGCGATCACGGACATTCGCATAAACCCGGTGCTCGATCCGGTAGCGGGATATGCATTTGCTTATGTGCGGGACAAGTGCTGTTTCACTGGGCTTGACTGCACCGGGCCAACCGATGTGTTCAGCGAGAAGTATTTCGACCACATGGGCATTCCCGAGGTCGTCAACGAGCGCACCAACTATCCCTGCTACACGGTCATTACGAGCCCGAAGGCGCTGCCAGCGGTGGTCTATCAGAAGCGCTGCACCGCGCCACGCCGCGTCGAGGGTAAAGGATGCTTCGACGTTGGCGACAACTGCGCGGACCTGTTTCCAGACTGCTACCAAGGTCCGGCGCCTAACTACCTGACCGATTTGCAGGTTTACGAAAGCCCGTATGCACTGATGCCAGACAGCAGCCCAGCCGGTGACTGGACGGCTGACGTTGAACCAGCCGTAGATTTTGGGGCGCTCACCGTTGGATCGGGGCAACTGCTCATTAGGCGTAACTCGCAGTCGACGTTTCAGGTGACGCTGTCGAGCGGATCCAACGTCAACACGATGTCATACCGGCATCGGGAGAACATTTGCGACGGACCGGCTACCGATTGCGGCCCATGCACTCAGCCGGTCGGTGGCAGCGGTGGCATCCCTTGCTCTGCTGGCAGATGCTGCTGCCGGAGCACGCTGCGTTTTACGTTCACCGTTAGGCGTGTGGTGTATCCGATCACCTACGTTTGGAACAGCTTTACGCACGAGTTCGACCGCACGCAGGGATCGCCGTACAACTGGACGCAGTCCGTCGTCTGCATCTACGAAGGCCCGGTGGATGAACGCCTTTATCTCGTGACTGGTACTTCGGCGCTGCGCACATTTACGCTTCTAGCGGCCTTCATTTTCGACGACACGCCCGGACCATCGGTCGCTCTGCAGGCATATTCCAACGACTACTGCCCGTGGGACACGTTCGGGGACCCACTGGCTACCGGCGTGGGTACGTCGGTCGGACCTTCCGACGTGTTACCGACCACGGTCGTGGACGACGAATGCGCACCGTGCGTCGCTGCAAGCCCGCCGACGCCCGCTGTGCTCTCGATGGAGCAGGCCGAGCGCCTGGGCATCAAGCGCCTGATCACCGTAACTAGGACGACACCATGAAGCGATGGCGCATGACACCGAGCGGCGAGCCCGAGGTCACCGAGGGCCCAGGGCTGGGCGACATGGTCCGCGGAGCTGTAGGCGTGGCCAAGGCCGCGCTGGGCGTGCAGGCGGCACCGGTGGCCGAGGTGCAGGCCCGCTGGGCGTTCTGCCAGCAGTGCGACCAGCACGACTGCGGCCGGTGCCTGTCGTGCGGCTGTTTCACTGGCGCCAAGATCCGCGTGGCTGGCGAGTCGTGCCCGCTCGGCAAATGGGTTTCCGTCACCGTCGACACCCAGCCGCCAAAGCCGTGTTGTGGCCGAAAAAGTGGATAATCGCACCTCGGACCTATAGACAGGTGCAAAGAGTGACGATATGAAACGCATGCCGGAATTATCCGGCGTCAACATGGAGTCACACATGGAACGACCTGAGCCTGAAACGTTGGCCGACGACGGCCTGCCCCTGTCCGACATCGACCCGGCCACCGGCTGGATGTACGGGGAGGTGGGAGCATGAAGCGCATCACACTTTCCGTACGTCAGATGGAGCAGCTGCTGGCCAACCAGCAGAACCGCACGCTGTCCAACCGTTGGACGCTGTACCACCGCGACATGGTCGCTGGCCGGTTCAACTTCGGATTGGTGCCCATTGTCCTGTACCGGGACGGTTCGCTGGCCGACGGCCAGCACCGGCTGCGGGCGGCCATTGAGGCAGGAATGCCGCGGACTTGGTACGTCGTGGAAATCGACCGATCCGAGATCGTCAAGGTGGACGCTGGGCGGCCGCGCAGCACCGCCGATCACTGCTCGATCCTGGGCAGCAAGGTCTGCAATACGCACCTGTCCGCGGCACGCATGGCCCTATGGCTCGAGCAGGATGGCTGGCACAATCGGCCCCAGCATTCGCACCATGACATCATTCAGGCGCTCGAGCGCTACGACGTGAAGAAGTACCCGCGGCACGGCAAGATCAGCGGCTTTGCCCAACTGATCGGGCTGTGTTCGTTTGCCACGGGGCACGGGGCTACGGCTGACGCCGTTGACGAGTTCTACGGCAGGGTCATGGACGGCGCCATGCTCGAGCCCAACGACCCGCGGTTTACCCTGCGCAACCGGCTGCAGAACTTCATCAGCCGTCGGGCAGGATCGGGACAGCAGCAGGAGCAGTTATGGCTGTGCGTCCGAGCGTGGAATGCGTACATCCTGGGCGAGAGATTGGCCCGCCTGGTCGTCCCGGCACCGTTCCAATCCATTTCCGTCGTCCTGAGGACCAACCAGTGAGCCTGACACACAGCGAAACCATCGGACAGATTGCCAAGGCGCTCGCCGCGGCCCAACGTGACATCAAGGTGGCGGCCAAGGACGCGACCAACCCGCACTTCCGCAGCCGGTACGCCGACCTCGCGTCGATTGACGAGGCCGCACGCCCGCATCTGTGCGCCAACGGCCTCGCGCTCACGCAGGGCATCGGTGCTGCCAACGGCGAGGCATGGTGCCACACGATGCTGTTTCATTCGGAGACAGGCGAATGGATCGCCTGCAACCTGGCCCTGCCGGTTGCCAAGTGGGACGCCCAGGGCATCGGATCGGCGCTGACGTACGCCCGCAGGTACACCTATTCCGCACTCGTCGCCGTTCCGGCTGGTGACTCAACCGAGGACGACGGAGAAGCTGCCGTTGGGCGGGGGGATCCGCGCCACGCTCGAGGGGGGCCTTCCCTGCCCCCTTCGGTCGTGGTGCCCCCGCCCGCGGCGGTCGTCCCGTTCGACCCGCCTGCACCGTTGGCCTACGACGCCGACCTGCCCAAGGACGCTCCCGACCCTTACCCGTGCGCGTACAAGCCCGAGGAGCTGCGGCCAGTGTGGCGGGCCCGTGAGGGTGACGTGCCGAGCAGCCGCTCGAGGACGTACTACACCGACGCCGTCGGCAAGATCATCAGCATCCAACTGCCTGACGGGCCGAAGAAGCCCACCCGCGTGCTGCTGTGGTCGACCACCAGCC